ATACTGTCTATTTGAAAGACACTGATGAAGCAAACTCCCGGTTCTATTATGTTCCAAACCTACCTGATATAAAACAGATAGACTTTATCAAAGCTATAGCATCTATTTGTGGAACTTTTGCCATTCCCGGCAATGGAAATGTCGTAAGCTTCGTTCCTATTGATACCATCATAGAAAATAAGACCAAAGCTCTGAACTGGACCAAAAGAGTTATCGCCTCATATAGTGCAAACCGTCCTAAAAATATATCTTTCAAAATTGACGGATTCTCTCAAAGAAATGTATACAAATGGAAAAATGACGACAAATACAATGGAATCATATACGTTGACGATAAGACTTTGGAATATGAACAGGAAACGCTGACATTGCCTTTCGCAGCGTCTGAAATGAAAGGTGGAATCGCAACTATCCCGATATATTCCTATACATCTGACGGAGCTTTACAATATAACGAAAGTACAGATCCCAGACTACTGGTCCTAAAGAACGACAATACAGCAACTTTTGACGGTCTGGACTGGAACACTATTATTGAAAACAACTACAAATCTTATCAGAAATATATCAGAGAACCTAAGATTATTACCGAGCTGGTAGAAATCAGAGATCATGAATTACGAAACTTGGATATGTCTGTACCTGTTTATCTGGCCCAATATGGAAAATATTACGCAGTCATATCAATAAAAGCAGAGAAAACAGGTATTTGCGAATGTAAACTTTTTCAATTGGATTAATTATGGCAGACAAAGTAGAAAAGATACTTGATATCAAAGTGAATTATAATGAGGCTATCAAAGCTATAGCCGAGTATCAGACAAAAATCGACAAAGCCAAAGAAGCAGAGGCGAAACTGAAGGAACAGTTAAAGGCTGGAGACATAAAAAGGCAGCAGTACAATGAAGAAATGGCGGCATCTAAAGCCTATATCAACGACTGTAATGATTCGATACGTATTATAACGAAAACAATGCAAAATCAGCTCAAGCAGGAGAAGGCGCAAGAAAACAGCCTTGTTTCTC